ACGGTTTACTACTCGAGGTATTAATCAAGTCATTTTGACTATGAAAATAGATTCGATAGTAATTCTTCAATTCTTAGCTGGTACACCTATGACTACAACCCAAGGGTTGGGCCAGAGAGTGAAACTAGTTAACGGACTTCCAGCGCATTTACCTTCTTATTTCAGAATGTTTATACGAAATGGAGATACCGCCAAAATTAGAGTTCTTAATACTCTCTTCAATGCCTTTAAAGGCTTTGCTGGGAAATATAAGGATCCTAGTTTTGAAAGTATTGAAGCACCTAGATTTAAACGACCTTTAATAGACAGTGCCTCTGACTTACAATCACTTGATAGTAAATTAGAGAAATATCTGCCTTTTTCCCTTCAATTATTTGAAGATTGGAGAGAAGTAGATGTTAAAGTGCCTAAATTTTGGAATCGTTTTAATCCTTTTGGTTTAAAACCACAACTATTCGCAGGAGCGGAAGAGATACCAATGCCATTAACAGCTGGTCCTAATTCGAAAATATCGTTTTTAGGGGCTGCATGGGATAGTATTGCTATTCTAGTAGGGCGTAAAGTTCCTTTATGGGATTTACATTCTGCTATGGAAAGCCACCTTATGAAAGAGACCGGTTATAAAGCCAGTAACTTCCAAACTGTTTTTCCTCTTTTACAAGAAACTTCTCAACGTCTACTTAAAGAAATTAGTAGAGGTGAGGTACCTTATTCGGCATACGAATCATTATCTATCTCAAAAGAGAAATATGATGGTCCGTTACCGGAAAAAGGGAAACCCTTAACTTTAGACTATGTGGTTAACCACCTAGTTCCAAGATTAAGAGTTGGTAAAGTTTCAACTAAATTAGAGGCGGCAGGAAAGGTGAGAGTCTTTGCCATTTCCGATTATTGGACCCAATGGATGCTATTACCTCTTCATAATTCTATTTTTAAAGTATTGAAATCACATCCTTGTGATGCAACCTTTAATCAACTTGGTAAAGTTGAAGAATTTTCTAAGAGAAAATATTCATTCATTGCTTCATATGATCTTAAGTCAGCCACTGATTTAATACCCATTCAATTATATGAAAAGGTTATTAGTCATTGGACATGTCCTGAGTTCGCTGAAGCTTGGGTTAAAGTATTAACCAATCGTGGTTATGCTTATTCCTTCACGGGAAGCAATAATGTAAGACAATCAAGAGATCTTTACTATACTAGAGGTCAACCTATGGGGACATTGTCCTCATGGGCTACTTTAGCAATAGTTCATCATTTCTTAGTATTCTTAGCAGCTGAAAGAGCTGGTAAGGATTATTTCTTAGATTATCTCGTGCTTGGGGATGATATCGTTATTGCAGATGCTAGTGTAGCTAAATGCTACACTGAAGTGTGTAATGAATACGGAATAACTATTGGATTCCCTAAATCATTTGTTTCTACAAGTGGTTTCTTCCAATTTGCTTCTCAAAATTTGTTAGGTGATGTTAATTTATCACCTATCTCTTTAAAAGAAGCCCTTTCGGCGAGTGGAGTTTCGTACTATTACGGACCAGATTTTAATCTGTCCCGTAAAGTTGAATTCACTCAAAGATTGATTTGGAAAGGTTTTATAGGGTCGTCTAATCTATTGGACTTAGTTAGAAGTAATTCTACCTATGCTCAATGGAAAAGATATAGTAAACTCCTTACTAAAGGGATTTTCCCTTTAGAAATGAGTAACTTATTGACGGCTCTTCTATCTAGAGATTATAAACTTCTAGATAAAAGCATTAGTGTTGATCAACTTATGGCCTCTGTAAGAGGGGATATAAGATTGTTCACTAATAATTTACCTGAGGATCCTAAAGGAGTCCGAACTTATCTTAAATTGTTCTATGAACAATTAAATAGAGAAGTTCTTAGACTTCTTAAAGATATTCAAAGTTGTTTAATATTGAAACCTCTTCAAGGTCAATCCAAAACACTAACGGATTTATTATATACTCCATCAGCGATGGGATTAAACTCTCAAACATTAGATTCATATATGAAACTAAGACAAAGATACTTATCCATAACTGATGCTATGGAGGAAGAATTGACTTACGAATCATGGATGGTCTTATATCATGAAGAGGATGGGCATATTTTAATTGATCATTCAATTCTTAAAGAATTGTTGATAATAAAATCTGAAATAGAAGCGTTTAAAGTGAAAGCAGAACTAACTAGTTCTGTCGCCACTGCGCTTGGTACGAAAGTTCCTTACTTAGTACGTCTTCATTTATCTCTTCTGAAAGAATCAGAACATAGAGAAAATAAAAACCATAGTAGTAATCTAC